GTTTTTGGTTCTGCAATTTCATCGACTAGCGATGTTCAGGCAGAGTTTAGCTACAAATGGATCAATGTTTCTAGAGCAAACCATGACTTTTTCAGAGAGGTGCAATACAGATCACAAAGAGCAGACGGTGATTTTAATTATGCCGGTTCTGGGGATTGGAGCCAATTATCTCAAACGAGATCGCAACTCCCCCTCATTGCCATTGAAGCGGTTTCTAGGAGAGATTTCGAACCATTCCAGCTTGGCGGCGGACAATATGTGAATACAGATGTTTTGTTTCATATTTTGGCGGAAGAGGAATATACTCGTGATAAAATTTTAGACATGGTTTCTTTGCAAAATGAAAAAACAATTAACGTTTTTGATTCTGACAATGTAGAGGAATGGCAGATCAAAGCCTTTCCTTTAGACTGGAGAGGAATGACCAGACCAAGTGGATTAAGGTATCCAGAATTAGTAGATGATTTTAGAAGCACGAAGGTTTTGAATGGAAGTCTCAGATTTAAAAACACTGCAATTACAGCGGTAAGTACCATCAATCCCAATTTATATCATGGAGTAGTAAGGACTTCAACGGAGGTAGTTTTACCGGGAATATAGTTTTTTGGTGTATAATATCATGGCAACTCGATTCTTCATGCACAACGTAAAGGAGAGCTTATAAAATGGCCAATAATAGAATTTTCTGGGCGTGTCAAGCAATACTTCACGCCACACACGGCGAAGGTGACGCGTCTGCCGCAGTAGCGCTTTACGGCGTTCAGAGCGTAGGCATAACAACAACTTTTAACCTTGAGCAAGCTTTCGAATTGGGTCAAATTGGCCTTTATGAAAACATCGAAGAAGTTCCCGATGTTGAAGTCACTGTTGAAAAGGTCTTGGACGGTAGACCTTTAATTTACACGTCCATGACTCCGACAGGTGGAAGTGTAGTAGCTAAGGCTAATGATAGAAGAGATATCTACCTTGCTATCTATTCTGACACAGCAGAAAAAGCCGGTGGCGCAGACCCCGGTTCCATCGTTTACTGCTCAGGCATGTATGTAAGCTCACTTACCTACTCCCTGCCGGTAGATGGAAACGCGACAGAATCTGTAACAATGGTTGGTAACGATAAGAGATGGTACGCTAATGCAGCGGCTGAATTCGATGTCGTGCTACCTGCGCATCCGGGTGCCTTGGACTTGGGCTTTGGTGATATTGGTAGTGAACACGCTCCCGGCACTGACGGCGTTCAGAGAAGAGAAAATGTCGACCTTACAGCTTCTATTCTTCCCTTAGATATTCCGGGTGTTGAAGATACTGTTGCTGGTAACGGCTGGAACAGTTCAGCCAGTTCTCCTCATGTCCACCTTAACAGTATTACTGTTAGTGCTGATCTTGGTCGAGATTCGATTAACGAACTTGGTAGAAAGACTCCATATCACAGATACGTTACTTTCCCGCTGGAAGTTACATCTGAGTTTGAAGTTACTACAGTTTCTGGTGACTTGATTGATGCTAGAAGTACAGCAGATAACTTGACAGATAGACAGATCTACATCAAGATGACTGATGGTACTATTTTGGATCTTGCAAGTAAAAATAAATTGAACAGCGTTACTTACGCTGGTGGTAGTACCGGTGGCGAAAACGCAACTGTAACTTACAGTTACTCAACGTTTAACGCACTAACTGTCACTTCACCGGCTTAATCAACTATTGAGGTCTAGGTTTTTGCTAGACCCCTCTGAACCAGTATATGATGCGATAGCCATTTTTTGGGATAGGCGAGTGGGTATACTGGTTACATTACATTAGGAGTTTAGGAGCGGGACATTATGATAGCAAACGCAAAATTCCCGTTGGTAAAGTTTCTATATGGAACCTTATGAGCGGGAATTTTATATATCAAGGGTATGTGCGGGGTATCTTAAATACAAGATAGATTCCCAATTATCAATATACGTCTATCCATTAACCATAGATCAGAAATACGACGCCAGCGAATTATACATAGAGGCTTACAACGAAGCCTTAATAAATGGAGTCATGACTGATGAAGAATGTCGCGACCTACTGGTTAAGCACGATCTGTGGGATGACGAAAAAGAGGAAAGTCTGGAAAAGATAGGGAAGGATATAGAGGAATTAAAAGTTCAGTTGTACAACTCTTACTTTAAAAAAGAGCTAAAGGCAACAATACGAAAAGGAATTAAGAGGGCTGAAAAGAAACTGTACAGTCTTTTGGAGCAAAGATCTTCGTATGATTTTTTGACTTGTAAGGGATACGCCATACATTGTAGATATTTTTGGATGTTAGAAAATGCTACCAAATATCCCGATGGAAAACCCTATGACTGGAGACATTTAGATTTGGCCAAAATGCTGGCTTACTATCACTCTGAACAATTAAACGATGATCAATTAAGGGAGTTATCTAAAACAGAACCTTGGAGAAGTACTTGGTCTAGCGCTAAAAGGAGTGGTTCTGTTTTTAGTAGGAGCGGCATAGAACTGACCAGCGATCAAAAGAGCCTTGTTTCTTGGTCTAGTATGTATGATAACATTTATGAGTCTCCCGAATGTCCAACTGATGAAATAATTCAAGATGACTATGCTTTAGATGGCTGGTTGATTATACAAAGAAGAAAGCGAGAGGAAGACCAGAAGAAGTCTGCCGCAGAAAATATCATAGGAAATGAAAAAATAAGCAACGCTGATGAAGTCTTTATCATGACTGATCCTGAAAGCGTAAAAGATGTTACGGATTTGAATAATCCCTTAGCTAGAGCAAATCAAAAGTCAAGAATAAAAGACATAAAGCGACGAGAAAAAGCTGGTAAAAAATTCACTAAACATGCAAAGTTAAAAGATGTAAAGCAAAGAATTCAAATGGAAGCTAATCAAAAATATTCAAAAAATCTGAAAGGAAGATAGCATGGATAAAGGATATGAAGACTTAATCAGGGCATCTACGAAATACAAGGCTGATAAAGACTCTAAATATAGAGAAGATTCTAAGGATAGATTATTAAATATCTCCAGAAAAAAGGTACAAACAACAATGATAGGAGCGTTAAGCACTATCGAAAAACATTTTGGATTTTTATGGGGATGTGAAGAAGAAGTAGATAATCTAACAGACGAGCAAAAACACATGCGGGATATTTTTGAGGAAGCCCGTTCAGAGATATTGGATAAAGGAAATAGCCAAATGCGGAATTTGGAAACAGAATTTGTTCAGTATGATGTCAAATGGTTAAGATATAGTATGACACTTCCTGTTAAAACAGTAGATAAGGAGTAGTAAGATGGCTAAGAACAAGTTTAAGGGTCGAGTAAACGTAGAATCTGTGGACAAAAATGGGGATAAAAAGGTTATTGCAGTTGTTGATCCTACAGCTAAGGATAGAAATGAAGCGCAATTACATTATCTAAAAGCTTTCAGAAAGGCTCTAGAAAATGGGGCTATTCTTAGGCAGAAGCTTGAGGATTATCTGAGAGACCAGAATATTTGGGATGAAGAAAAGGAAACTAGATATGCTGAAATAGTTAAAGAGATCTCAGATGGCGAAAGACAGCTTAACAAGGGAGGAATTAAGCTTACTGAGGCTAAAGATATAGCTATGACTATGAGAGAATCTAGAAATGAATTCAGAGTACTAGTATCCGAAAGAACTTCAATGGATGCCAACACGGCGGAAGCTCAAGCAGATAATGCTAGTTTTAACTACCTAGTTTACTCTTGCACTGTAGATCCAAATAGTGGGAAACATATTTTTGACAGTTTGGATGATTATGAAGAAAATGCAGACGAGCCGTTTGCAGCTAAAGCCGCTGCTACTTTGGCAGACAAGCTGTATCAATTAGACCCGGACTATGAAAAGGGACTACCAGAAAATAAGTTTCTTGTTCAGTATAAGTTTGCAGATGATAAATTGCGTCTTCTTAACGATGATGGCAAGCTTGTAGATGAAGAAGGAAGGCTTTTAAATGTCGATGGTCGATATATCAATGAGGATGGAGAGCTTGTTGATGTAGACGGAAATCTTGTGGACGAAGAGGGCGAATTCGTTGCAGTTTTTGTTCCATTCACAGACGATGATGGCAAGCCCGTGGTTTTGAAAGAGGAGAAAACAGCGGCAAAAAAGAAGAAGACAAAAAAAAAAGAAGGTGGTTGAGGAGGTCGATGAGGAGAGTCTCGATGATGAGGTCTTGAATGAAGAAGAGGAAGCAGAGTCTGAAGTTGAAGCTGAAACCACTTAGATAGATAATTATTATAAATAATGGATAGTGGGTGTGCGGATAGCGTTTCTATGCTATCGGTATGCCCATTATTTTTAGGGAGTGACCATGGCTGGCAAATTTGTATTGACAGCAGAAATACGACTGAGAGCGCCTAAAAATCTTAAGCAGGTAGCTCAACAGATTAAGAGCAGTCTCGGTGGAAAAACTACTCAGGTTAAGGTTGAAACCAAGGGTACAAAGAAGGCCGCTTCCGAATTGGCCAGAGTGGAAAAGGCTGTAGAAAAGGCTAGTTCAGCGGCGGCAAGAGGGGGAGGAAAGTTTGATGCTCTTGGAAAGGCAATCAGTCAAGCCGTGGTTCATGTTGCCAGATATGATGTAGCCAGAAGAATCGTAACTGGATTTGCTCAATCTCTCGGCAGGGCTACAAAAGACGCCATAGCCTTTGAAAGAGAAATAATTAAAGTATCTCAAGTTACCGGCCAAAGCGTAAGCAGTCTTAAATTTCTAAATGTGGAAGTTACTCGGTTGGCCACAAACTTTGGTGTGTCCTCCTCTTCCCTAGTTAAGACCACCAGAATTCTTGCTCAGGCTGGCCTTACCGCCAGACAAACCAAGCAAGCCCTAGAAGCCCTAGCTAAAACTACGTTGGCCCCAACCTTTGATGATATTACCAGTACTACAGAAACCAGTATTGCAGTCATGTCTCAGTTTGGCATTGAAGCCAGTAGACTGGAAAGTGTTCTCGGTAAGATCAATAAGGTTGCGGGTAGCTTTGCTGTAGAAGCTGGCGATTTGGGTACGGCTATTAAACGTGCTGGTGGCGTATTTAAAACTGCGGGTGGTTCTGTAGAAGAACTCATAGCTCTGTTTACTTCTGTGCGATCAACCACGCGAGAAACTGCTGAAACTATTGCCACCGGTTTTAGAACCATTTTCACTAGGTTGCAGCGACCCACCACCCTTAAATTCCTGAAACAATTCGGCATTCAACTACAAACCCTAGAGGGACAATTCGTTGGACCCTATGAGGCGATCAGAAGATTAAATGCCGTTCTTAAAGATCTAGACCCCAGAGACATTAGGTACTCGATGATCACCGAACAGTTGGGTGGGTTCAGACAGGTATCTAAAGTCATCCCCCTAA